CATTTGAATAAGCATTATTTTCTTCAGCAGTTAGTACCCTTTCTCCCCTATGAAGTTCAGCTATATAGCCGTCAAAAGGAACATATTCAAGTCCTGTTTTATGAGTACCATCTACCACAGGAGTATCTTCAAAATATACTCTTTCAGTTGTTGTTTTCTTTTCTCCACTATCATCAAAAAACCAAGATATACCTGGCAATGATTTTATTTTTTGCCCTAAATTTGAGAAAAATCCTTTAATGTTTTCCCAAATTTTAGCAACATAATCTAATATAAAATCAAAGGCTGAAGCAGCAGTTGACTTCATTGTCTCCCACACTTCTTTTAATTTATCTATTAGTTTAAAAAATACATCAACAGCTTTATCCTTTAAACCTATGAAAAAATTACCTATATCAAGTATTTTGTTATATAAATAACTTCCTAACTCTGAGAACTTTGCCTTTATTAAATCCCAATTTTCTATTATTAATTTTCCAATTGTAATAATTAAGCCAAAAGGAGTAAATAACATAAATATCTTTTTTCCAACATCCCATAATGCCTTACCAAAAGATTTTATTTTCTCCCATATTTTTACAAAAAAATCTTTTATTTTAACTCCAAAGGCTTTTATACTTCCCCACAGTGCAGCTAATTTTGCTTTTATTAAATCCCAGTTTCTATATAATAAAACACCAATAGCTATTACAGCTCCTATTCCAAGCATAATAGGATTAAAAGAAAAAGCTGATAATGCTGTTTTTAATGCTCCAATTAAAACTATTACTTTATTAAGTACAAAAATTCCAGCTATTGCACTTGCTAAAGGAATTAAAACTTCCTTCCACTTAACGATAAAATCTATTACTTTTCCACCAATATTAATTATTTCTCCAAAAATATTAGATAAATTTTCTGCCCATCTAGTAAATGTTCCATCTTCTTGAAGTTTTACTAAAGTATTAGCAAATGGAATAATAACCTTATCTCTAAGAATTTGAAATGGAGAGTTTTCAACTACATCTCCAAATTCATTCACTCCTGCCAATGTTGAAAGTGCTGACTTTGCAGCTCCAGATATAGTTGATAGTCCTCCCTTAAATGTTTTGGCTTGTTTTTCCATTGCACCACCAAAACGAGAGTCCATCATTTCAAACAAAGTCTTATTAAATAGCTCTAAATCTTGAATTTGTCCCTTATTATTAAAGATTTCTAAACCTTTACTTTTACCAAATTCAGCTATCATATTTTTAGTTATTCCAAATTCTTTTAATCTTTCAAGTTCTCCAGTTCTTGCATCAGCAACAGCTTCAATAGCCTGGTCAAAACTTTTGCCCATTCCTGATGCCATATCCCCAATCATTTCTAAATAGGTTCTATTAGTAGTCTTTAAAATTCTATCCCCTTCAATTCCATAAGATTGAAGTTTAGTCATTCCTCCAACTACCTCTTCTGTTTCAAATGGAGTTTTATTAGCAAATCTACTAGCCCAAGCTAATTTCTTTCTTGCCATGTTTGAATCCTTCAAAACAGTTTCAAGTGTATTTCTATACTGTTCAATATTCCCTGCTCCTTCAATAGCAGTTTTTAATGTAAAACCTGCTGCTAATGTTGTAGCAATTCTTTTTAAAACTCCTAAGAATGAATTAGCTTTTTCTTTACTATTTTGAAACTGTTGCTGGGCATAATTTCCAAAGTTCCCTAATCCTCTACGAAGTCCAATAAATCCATTTCTTAGTTTTGAAATAGCAGGAAAGTTAGCCATAATCTTAGCTTTTAACGCACTAAAAGTTGAACTTATTTTATTTTTAAAATTGACTATACTTTGCTTTACTGAATTAATTTTACTTTTTAACCCATTAAATGCTGAACTTATAGAGTTCTTAGCATTATTCATGCTATTTTTTAAAGCATCAATTTGCACATCAATTTTTTTTAAAGAGTCAAGTCCATCTCCTATTACTTTAAAAGCCAATGTTAATTGTTCAAGCATAGCTAACTCTCCTCCTTTCTAATTTTTATTTTTTCTTTTAGCATAATTAGCCCAGGCTAATTGTAAAAGCATATACTCCTCATAACACAACTCGCCAACGGATTTATTAAAATATGAAATTTTAGATTCAAAGCAAATGTCAAACCTTCCTTGTTTAATTTCCCTTATTTTCTCCAAAGTTCTTAATGAATAGAAAGGGTGTTTGCTGAAATTCTGTAATAACATTGACCATTGTTAATAAAGCCTCTTGATCCATATTAAAAAATTCTATATCTCTTGCTTCAGCTGGTTGAGCTACAAAAGTTGTCAATAACTCTTTTGCTGTTGTTAATTCATCTTTTTTGGCTGAAAGTTTAAAAAATGTATCTGTTGAAACTCTTTCTACTCTGAAAGATCTGTCTATTGTTTTAAAATCTTTTCCAGTCATCATAAGATCAAATTCCAAAGCTCCTAAACCATCAGTTTTAAAAATTACATTTGAAACATTTTTATTTTTTAATTTTTCTAAAAATTCTTTATTTTTTAATTCTTGTTGTTCTTTTTTATTTTCCATTAGTTTATTACCTCACTCACACCAATACACACAAGTTTAAATTCTCTTGAATCTGATTCTCCATCATTAGCCAATTCGCTTTTATTTACTCCAATTTCCTTTATAGTTACTCCTCTACTATACTTTGAGTTAGAACTATCTTTAAAATATCCTGAGCCAGTTACCACGTTTTCAGAAGCATTTAAAAGTATTTTTTCATCTTCTGTTCCAGTTGGCACAGTAATGGTTATTTCCATATTTGGGTCTGGGCTATACAATATTCTTCTTTCTCCATAGATGCTCTTATCTGATTGTTTATACTGATCTTCAGGAGCACCAACACTTAAACTTCTAAAATTTTTGAAAGTATATCCATTAAAAATAAAAATTTTCTTACTTAAATCAGTCATTATTCTTTTCCTCCTATGTCTTTATTAGTCTTCATTAGAGTTAAATCAATAAAATATCCCCAATTTCTTATTCTAAACAAAACTCTTGGTCTTATGATCCTTAATCCTCTTTCTGTTGCTGTTTGATTTACAGGATATACTATGAACTCATATTTTTTATTTTTTTTGGCTATTAATTTATTTGCTCCCATTTCTTCCATAGTATTATTTAAAGTTTCTTCCAAAAAAGCATAACCTTCATCATCTTGTGGAAACCCCTTTTTTATCATTGCTTTTTCTAAATTTTCATTTAGATTTACAATAATACAATCAATAGCAGTTGTGTCATCTAAATAAGTTCCATCTGTTGCTTTTCCACCATTGGCTGTTATATAGCCTTCTGATGTTCTTTTTTCCAGAAATGTAATATTATTTTTTGTAAGTTCAGGCTTCTTAGCTAGTTCAGTGTCAGCTGTTATCCCTTGTAACTCTATCATTGAACTTCTGTATCCTGCACCTTTTGTTATAACTACTCCTGCATAAGCTGCTGCTTTATATTCTTTATCTGCTTCATCTCTTTTTAAATTCCAAATAGGTGCTATTCTATCAGATTTTAAATTATCAGCTATTGGATAAGCTTTTACTTCTGTAATATAGACTCTTCTATTTTCTGTTAAAAATGAACTTACAGCCTTCATTGTTTCAACACTATCAAAAGTTGTTAAAAGAGCATACCACTCTTTGTCTAAATTTTCATTTAACACTTCTTTCAATTTATCCTCAATTTTCTCTTGTCCACTTACAGTAACTCCAACTATTCCAAAGAAATCAGGTTTTAATATATTCCCGTCTCCATCTCTTTGTCCTAAAAACTTTTCCACTAATTTATATACTTTTGAATTGTTTCCAAAATCATTAGCAACATCTTTAGAGTTCATATAATATTTAAAATCTGCATTTTTATCATTTGTAACTATAAGAGTTTTGTTAAGTGCTGCTATTGTTAAATTTAACTCTTGTTCTAATGTAACTTTTACTGGTTCTCTATATACTCCCATTATCCTTTCCTCCTTGCTATCCTGCTTCTATGCTTTTCATTAACTAATAAT